AACCTGACTGGTTTGATGATTTGAAGTCTTGGACTATAAAGGCTTACGATGGCTGTATACTTACAGACAATTGTGAAGCAGATGATATGGTCCGTGTATGGGCAATAGAAGCCGCTAAATCAAACATTCAACATTGTGTTGTGACTATTGATAAAGATTTAGATTGTATCTCAGGAACACATTACAATCCGCGAACAAAGCAGATTTATCAAATAGAACAAAAATGGGCTGACTACTTTTACTGGAAACAATTATTAATGGGGGATTCTGTTGATAATATTCCGGGTATACCGGGTATTGGTCCTAAAAAGGCAGAAAAGATTCTAGAAGGGTTAACTACTAAAAGTTCTCGTGTTAATAGAATCTGTCAAGAATATCAAAATACTTACGGTAATGAGGGTTTCGACTATATGTTACTAAACGGTAAATTGTTACACATCTGGAGGCATATAAATGACCACTTCGTTATTAAAAGAGAAGTATACGAAGCCGCTATTAAAAGCTGAGTTAGGTCACTGGAAGACTAAGGTTAAAGTTAACCCTAGTAAAGCTTTCGGTTTCCTTTATTGTATACACAATACTGTAACAGACCAGTACTACTGGGGGAAGAAACAGTTCTTTCACGGAGGTAAAAAGAAATCTAAAACTTACGGAAAAGAAATGGCTTGGAGGACTTATACAGGTTCTTCAACCCATTTAAAGAAAGATATATCTAAATACGGACACGATAAGTTTATATTTGAAATTGTAGACGTATACAAGACCAAGGGCGGATTATATTATGGGGAGGCTTATTGTCAGATGTTATCAGAATCAATGACAGAATACTTGCCTGACAAGGTTACTCCACGTTTTTACAATAGGCAAATAGCCGCCATTAGGTTTGTACCTAAAGAATCGGTCACTGTCAAAACTCGTAAGTATATCAAGGAACTAATGAAGAAATATTAGGAGATATAATGGGTAGAATAGTTACAAAGAATCAACCGTGTAATGATTGTGGAGGCTCAGACCCTTTGCAAATTTACGAAGACGGTTCAACGTTCTGCTTTTCATGTAGAACATCACATCAAGCACCTAAAGGAGAAGTCAAGATGACTACTACAAATAATGACGATGGCTTCTCTGCGGTGGATACTTGGGGGCCAAGTCTAAGAGAAGTAAGCGAAGACTATCAGTCTCGTGGATTCAAAGAAAGAAACATATTTAAACAAGTAGCAGAACACTTCGGTGTTAAAGTAGGCTACGACTTAGATGGCACTATTGATAGCCATTACTATCCTTACTTCACTGACAGTGAATTATCAGGCTACAAGGTAAGACAACTACCTAAGAAGTTCACCTCTATCGGTAAGGTACGTGGTGGCCTATTTGGTCAACAACTATACAACGGCGGTAAACGCTTAGTTATAACAGAGGGTGAGCTTGACGCTATGGCTGTACAATCAGCATGGTTTAAACGTTACAAGACATTCTATCCTGTTGTATCTGTTCGTTCTGCTTCTTCACTAAAAGACTTAGTTGAAGAGCGTGACTGGATTAGAAACTTCGATGAGGTAATCTTATGGTTTGATGGTGATGAAGCTGGTCGTGAAGCGACGAAAGAAGCGGCTCGTATCATCGGTTATGATAAGGTTAAGATAGCCAAGTCAACAGAAAAAGATGCATCAGACTTGTGGATTAAAGACCCTGATAAAGTTCTGAAGTCTGTATATGATGCTACTGATTACACACCCGCAGGTATTCTTACCAAAGAAGACTTGTGGACACAACTAGAAACCTACAACGACTTAGAGTCAGTACCTTATCCTGACAGCATGACCGGACTTAATGGTAAGCTAAAGGGTATGAGAGCCGGTGAGATTACTCTCTGGACATCCGGTACTGGTTCTGGCAAATCAACACTACTACGAGAGATAGCAGTACACTTGTTAGCTGAAACAGAAGACAAGATAGGTATTGTATCACTCGAAGAATCACCCGCTGAAACTGCTCGTAAGATGAGTGGTATGGCATTAAACAGAAACCCGGCGGCAGAGGAGATACCGTTAGATGAACTTAAAATCGGTTATGACCAGCTTTTCGGTGATGATAGAGTACTTGTACTGGACCATCAAGGTAGTATTAGCGACGGTTCTATTATGGACTTCCTTGAGTATATGTGCCTTTCTGGTGCTAAGTATGTCTTTGTTGACCATATTACAATCTTGGCTTCAGAGGGTGCTGAAGGACTTACAGGCAACGAAGCGATAGACAAGATAATGAATGACTTACTACGTCTAGCTAAGAAGTACAATGTATGGATTGGCCTAATCTCACACTTGAGAAAGACAGATAACAAGGGTAGGTCATTCGAAGAAGGTAAACTACCTAGCATGGACGACATTCGTGGTTCAGGTTCAATTAAACAAATCAGCATGGACATCATAGCCTTTGCTAGAGATTCAGGAAGTGCAGA